GAATTTGCACAAGAAATTTATTCTATAGATCGCAAATCAAATGAAAACAGAGAAGTTGTAGAATTTGAACTTGCAGCACCAACAGATCTTGCTGGAGTTCGTATTCCAGGCCGTCAATGCACTCGATCTCTATTTCCTGCTGTTGGTACGTTTGTAGGATGACTTGGAAATATAAAGCACTACTTCACGCACAACGAGAAGATCCTAAAGAGTCTTGTGGACTTTTATTAAACATTAAAGGTAAGGAAAGATATTATCCCTGTCGTAATCTTTCAATGACAGAGCATCAATGTTTTATCATCGACCCAGAAGATTATGTAAAAGCAGATAATACAGGAGAGATAGTAGGTGTAGTTCATAGTCACCCCATCACTCCACCTGACCCTAGTCAAGCAGATAAAATTGGTTGTGAAGATAGCAACTTACCGTGGCATATTGTTAATCCAAAAACAGAAAAGTGGGCATATTTGGAACCTTGTGGATACAAACCACCAATTTTAGGCCGTCAATGGGTTTGGGGTGTTACAGATTGTTGGTCTTTAGTTAGAGATTGGTATAAAGAAAATAAGAATATAGAACTAAGAGATTGGGAGCGACCTCCCACTCCTCAAGATTTTTTAGAAGATCCTATGTTTGAAAGATGTGCATGGCGAACAGGCTTTAGAGAATTACGACCAGAAGAGCCTTTAATAAATGGTGATTTGCTCTTTATGAGTATTTTAAATCCTGGATTAAATCATGTAGCATTATTTTTTGATGGTGATGTAATTCACCATTTAACCGATAGACTATCTTGTAGAGAACCATACTCTGAGTGGTTGTTAAAATGCACAGGAAAGAGGTTACGTTATGCTTCGTAAAATAAAACTTTATGGTGAGTTAGCGAAATTTATTGGACATAAAGAGTTTGAGGTAAAAGCTGAAACAGTAGGTAAAGCTGTAAGTTTTTTAATTCACAATTTTCCTGATATAGAGGCATACATGAGTCCAAAAAAGTATCAAGTAAAAGTTGGTGATTATGACATAGACGAAAAAGAAATACATCATCCTGTAGGTGGACAGGACATACATTTTATTCCTGTAATTAGTGGTGCTGGAAGAGGTCTTGGAAAGTTTATAGTAGGAGCAGTTCTTATAGGTATTGCTGTAGCATCGGGTGGAACAGGTTTAAGTTTAGGTGCAGGGGGTGTTTTTGGTTTTACTGGAGGAGGTTTAGCAGCCATCGGTGGAAATCTAGGTCTTGCTCTCGTGTTAACAGGTGTAAGTGAGATGTTATTTCCCTTGCCCAAGCCACCAGACTTTAGTTCAGAGGAAGATCCGCAATTATCATTTAGTTTTAGTGGGGTACAAAATACATCAAGGGCAGGAACTCCAGTTCCAATAGTATATGGTGAAATATTTACAGGAAGTGTTGTAATAAGTGCAGCGATTGACACTAATCAGGTAGACGTATGACACAGAACTATAAAATTATCAAGGGATCTGGCGGTGGCGGTGATGATCCGAAACCCCCATATCGTGCCCCCGATACTTTACATAGTAGACAATTTGCTACTATTCAAGATTTAATTTCTGAAGGAGAAATAGAAGGGTTTGCCAGTGCTTCAAAAGAACAACGTACCAAAGGAACAACAGCCTATCAAAATGCAAGTTTAAAAGATGTTTTTCTTAATGACACTCCAATACTTCAACCCGATGCTGTAAGCACTGCCCCTAGTGATGACAAAAGAAATTTTAAAGAAATAGTTTTCAGATCTAAATTTGGAACGTCAAACCAAACAGCAATGAGTGGTATTCCTGCTGAAAGTAGAACTCCTACTGCTGTTCAAGTTGAGGTAGAAAATGATGATTTAGCTACTACATGGACAGCCGTTAGCACAGAAAACACAGACGGCAGTATTACATTAAGCGGTACAAATTATACAGTTAATCAAATAGTAAAATCTGGCAATGATGCAGCTAGTGATGTAATTGTCTTTAAATGCACAACCGCAGGGCAAGCTGGCACGACTGAACCTACTGCTTTTTTAACTGCTACTGTTGGGCAGACGATTACTGATGGTGGAGTTACATGGACTGCTCAGACTGTTGGTATAGCTGGTGCAGTAACTAGGCAGATTACAAACACAGATGTAGATGCAGTAATTGTTACTTTAACTTGGCCTTCAATACAGGTATTAACAGATGAAGGTGATATTTTTGGAGATACAATTAAGTACGCAATTCAAATACAACATGATTCTGGAGGGTATGAAACTAAAGTCGAAACACAAGTTAGTGGTAGAACTGCTGATGCCTATGCAAGAGATCATAGAATAGAATTAACACCAGGTTTTACAACTGTAGACATAAGGGTTGTTCGTATCACACCAGACAGCACAACCTCAGAAACAGTAAATGCTTTTCAATTTACAAGTTTTCAAGAAGTTATAGATAATAATTCGACTTACCCAGATAGTGCTTATGTTGGTCTACGTTTTGATAGTAAAGACTTTAGTCGTATTCCTTCAAGAAAATTTCGTCTTAGAGGAATTAAAGTAAGAATCCCAGGAGCAGGTGCTAACAGTTCTGGTACACCTACTGTTGATATTCAAACTGGAAGAATACAATATCCAACTGGTTATGTATTTAATGGTGTGATGGGTGCTGCTGTTTATACCAACTGCCCTGCAATGTGTTTGCTCGATTTACTTACAAATACTCGCTATGGATTAGGAAATCATATTACTGATAGCAACATAGATTTATTTAGTTTTGTTGCTGCTAGTAAATATTCTAATGAGTTAGTAGATGACGGAACAGGAGCAGGAACTAAAGAAGCTAGATTTAGTTGTAATGTGAATATTCAATCTCCGAAAGAGGCTTTTGCAGCAATAAATGACATAGCTGGTGTGATGAGATGTATGCCAATATGGTCTGCTGGAGGAATTACTTTAGCTCAAGACAAAGAAGCGTCACCTAGTTATTTGTTTAATTTAGCAAATGTAGGAGAGGGAGGTTTTTCTTACTCAGGTAGCAGCTTAAAAACTAGACACACTGTTGTATCTGTTAGTTATTTTAATATGGAATCTAGAGAAATAGATTTTGAAGTAGTAGAGGATACAGCAGCGATAGCTAAATTTGGAACGATAGTAAAAAAGATAAAAGCATACGCTTGTACTTCTCGTAATCAAGCTGCCAGATTAGGCCGTGCAGTACTTTTTGCTGAACAACATGAAAGCGAAACTTGTACTTTTACAACTTCAATAGATTCTGGAGTTATTGTTAGACCTGGTTCTGTTATTGAAGTTAACGATCCAGTGAGGTCAGGTGCTAGAAGGGGAGGTCGTGTGGTGGCTGCTACCACTACAACTATTACGATTGATGCGGAAAGCTCTACGACCTTAACTACCACGGATACTAACGGAAACATTGATTCAGGCCCAGGTTTAGCTAATTCTCCTACTATTTCAGTTATTCTTTCAGACGGAACTGTTGAATCAAAGACCATTACAGCTAATTCATCGGGAGTTCTAACTTTAGATTCAGCTTTATCATCAGCACCAAATGTAAACGCACCTTATGTAATATCTAGCTCAACTTTAGAAAACTTTTTGTACAGAGTAATTTCAGTAGAAGAACAGAATGAAGTTAATTATGTGATTACAGGCTTATCTTATGTTCCAGGAAAATATAATTTTATTGAAAATGGCACTGCTTTACCTGCAAGAGTTGTATCTTTACTAAGTCAACGTAGACCTGCTCCAAGTGGTTTAAGTGTTTCAGAACAAACAGTTGTTATCAATAGTATTGCTAGAAGTAAATTAATTATTGATTGGCAGCCAGTACAGGGTGTTACTCAATATCTTGTCAATTACAAGGTTGAAAATGGTAATTATGTAGGGCAAGTTGTATTCAGTAGTGACTTTGAATTACTAGATACTGTCAAAGCAAAATACACAATACAAGTATTTTCATATAATGCTGCATTAGAACTGTCTACAAATCCAGCAGAAACAACATTTACTGCAAAAGGTAAAACAGGCTTGCCAGAAAATCCTACTGGATTAACTATTGAACCAATTAATGAACAATTTGTAAGATTAAGATTTAATCAATCTACTGCTATTGATGTTTTGCATGGAGGTCGAGTATATGTTAGGCATAGTAATTTAATTGGAGGATCTGCTTCATTCCAAGCAGCCCAAGATGTTATCGAAGCTGTTGCTGGTAATGCTACAGAAGCGATATGCCCTGCTTTACCTGGAACTTACTTAATTAAATTCCAAGATGATGGTGGAAGATTTAGTGCTCAACCAGCCAGTGTAAATCTTTCTCTTGTTGATATTCTTGATTCTATTGTTGTAAAAACTGATAGAGAAGATACTGATTCAACACCATATAGCGGAGCAAAAACAAATGTTGTCTATGACTCAACTCTTGGTGGATTAAAACTAACAGACCCAGGTACAAATTCTACTGGAACTTATAATTTTGTTGAAACTCTTGATCTTGGAGGTACATTTTCACTTACTTTAAAAAGACATTTTCAAGGGGTTGGTTTTTATGTAGGAGATAAGTTTGATAATAGAACAGATTTAATTGATACTTGGACAGATTTCGATGGATCTGTAGCAAACGAGGCTAACGCAAAAATAGCTGTAAGAACCACAACAGGCGATCCTAATGCTTCTCCTTCGTATGGTGATTTTAATGATTTTGCGAATGGAACATTTAAAGGTAGAGGCTTTCAATTTAAAATTACTTTAACAACAACAGATGTAGCTCAAAATATGAATTTACAGCAAGCAGGATACACAGCTAGTTTGCCATCTAGAACAGAGCAGTCTGCTGTCATAGCATCAGGAGCAGGAGCAAAGGCAGTTACATTTACTGCACCATTTTTTGTTGGAACGTCTGGACTAGGCAATCAAAATAACTTCTTACCTTCTGTTAGTATTATTCCTCAACATTCTTCAAGTAAAGCAATGGCGAGTGGTGATTATTTTGAACTAACAAGTATAAGCGGAACAGGATTTACAGTTCATTTTAAAAACTCAAGTGGTGGTAGTATAGATAGAGACTTTACCTATAGTGCTGTTGGTTTTGGCAAAGGAGGTTAACATGGAGGAAAATAGTATTTAACTGTGGCTGACGTTACAAATTACACAATCGAAAATGCTTCTGGAGCGAACGTAAGAACTGACCTTAACAATGTTTTTGCTGCGATCCAATCAAGTAATTCTAAATCTTCGGACTTATCTACAAGTCAGTGTGTAGCTGGTATGCCTTTTCTAAATACCACTTCAAATATTCTGAAAATAAGAAATTCAAGTAACAATGGTTTTACAGACATAGGAAACATTGATACTGCCAATCTTGGATTATTACCAAGATCGGGCGGTACTATGACAGGTCAACTATTAATAGATGACTCCAACAGTGCATCTAGCCCTGCTCTTTCTTTTGACACAGACTCAGACTTAGGTTTGTTTAGAAAATCTGCCAATATTATGGGTTTTAGTTCGGGTGGAACTGAACAGATGTTATTTGATGCTAATGGAATTACTTTGCAACTACAGAATGAAATAAGATTTGCTGATGCAGATTCAAGTAACTATGTTGCAATGAAATCACCCACTACTGTCGCATCTAATAGAACAATAACTTTGCCTGATGAAACAGGAACTTTACTTACAAATGCCTCAACTATTGCAACAAGCCAACTTAGTGGAGCGTTGTTCACACTAGGTAGCACTTCAATCACTAGAGGAACTACTATAACTGCACTAGCTGGTATGCAATCTATAGTTCCAGCTAATAATAATGAAGCAGATTTAGGTTCTACCTCAAAACGTTGGAGAAACATATTTACTGCTGACTTAAATATGTCTAACGAAGGAGGAACTAATGATGTTGACGGAACTTGGGGAAGTTATACTATTCAAGAAGGAGCAGAGGATCTTTTCTTGATTAACAAACGAACCAAGAAAAAATATAAATTTAATTTAACGGAGGTAAAATAATGGCATTTAATGGAAGTGGTGCAATTAAGGCTTGGGTTACTGCAAGTAGCGGAGGATCAAATTTAAAAAGTTATGGAATTTCAAGTGTTTCTGATGATGGAACTGGACAACTTGGTGTAACCATGTCAACTGCAAGTTCAAATGCAAATTATTGTGTATTAATGAGCTATGAAATGGATCAAAGAGTTAACCCAAATTTTGTTTTATTTTTAAAAACTGGAACAGGTGGAACAAGTGACAAAACAACAACTGCATTTAAAATTGAAACTAATGCAGAGCTTGGAGGGTTAAGCGGTTCGGTTGATAACTTCTACATTCTTGTCGTTGATACTTTTTAACTTATAATGAGGAAAAACATAAATGGCTAATTCAGATAAACGAATTTTATATACAAACGATGAGGGCAGACTTATAGTTGTTATCCCTACAGATGAATGTGGATTAACTGTTGAAGAAATACAGGCTAAAGATATTCCAAGTGGTAAAACATCTTATATTGTAGATAAATCTATTATTCCTACAGATAGGAGCTTTAGAAATGCCTGGACTTATACGGAGTAAATTATGGGATTTAGTATAGACATGGCAAAAGCCAGAGAACTACATAAAGAAAGAATAAGGTTTGCAAGAAAGCCTTTATTAGAAGCACTTGATATTGAATTTCAAAAGGCTTTAGAAACTGGTGCTTCGACAACAGATATTGTTGCCAAGAAACAAGCATTAAGAGATGCACCTGCTGATTCTGGTATTGCATCCGCAGCAGACACAGATGCTTTGAAGGCACAGTGGAAAACTGATATACTAGGCACATCACCTTATAGCTAATGGCAATTATTCCAGGTAAAAAGAATTTTACTGTTGATAGAAGGGCAGATTTCCCTATTAGATTAACGTTTAAAGATTCAACTGGATCGGCCATAGATTTAACTGGATATACTGTAGCTGCACAAGTTTGGGAACAAACACGCACCACAAAGTATGCTGATTGGACAGTCGCTTATACAAATAGAGCAAGTGGAATTGTAGATATTTCTCTTACAGATACGCAAACAGCAACTTTTTCTCCAAGTATTTTGTTTTATGACGTATTGTTAACAGAACCAGGGGGTGACAAAAACTATTATTTAGAGGGTAAACTATTTATAAGTGAAGGTTACACAGCATGAGCACTCCTAATTCTGTAACAGTTAGTCAGGTATCTGACGTAACCACAGTTGAAGTAACCACGGCAGGGCCACAGGGTCCTAAAGGTATCGACCTTGATGAAACGTCAAAAGTTGATGGCTCTGTTGTTTACTATGACTCAAGTTCTGCTAAATTTAAGGCAGATGCAACAACTACTAAACTTACACTTGTCGATGGGGGCAACTTTTAACAATGGCTAACACAGTACGCATAAAAAGATCTACAGGATCTTCAGCACCAACAAGCCTTGCAAATGCTGAGTTAGCTTTTGCAGAAGGCAGCAAAAAACTTTTCATTGGTATTGGAACGGGTGGAGCAGGAGGCACTGCTACGACCATTGAAGCTATTGCTGGAACAGGAAGTTTTTTCGACAAAGATACAGTAAGATCTGCTAATTCAGTACTTTCAGGACCTACTACTGGTAGTGATGCTGCTCCAACATTTAGAGCTTTAGTAGCTGCTGATATTCCTTCGTTAGCTCATACAAAAATAAGTGA